CCGAGTTCCAAAGAAAGAATGAAAATGAAATTAAAAAAGAAAATGCCAATCAGTTTGAACGATCAAGTAGCTCATCCCAATCTAATATGGTCTACTCCGACAGCGAGAGACTGGAGAAGTGGGAAAGCATCGGAGAAAACTTTAGCCAAGAATACCAGACCCTTATCGGAGCAGACTGGTGGTCAATTGAACCCGATGTGGGTAGAGTGGCTAATGGGGTACCCAAAAGGGTGGACAGACTTAAATCGTTAGGAAATAGTTTGGTGCCCCACATTCCGTATTATATTGGAATGAGTATATTACAGAATACTTTGGAAGTATAAATCTACTTTTTTCATAAAAGCATCACTAGCTCTGTTAAAGTTTTCACCATTCAATTCAAATCTTTGAAAAGTTAAATCACGAGAACACATTAACACAACACCTTGATCAATCTCAGTATTAAAAAGTTTGTTATGAGCCTGGGCGTATGCAGCTAGTTGCATGAGATAGTCCTGCACCCACTCTCTTTTCTTTGGTTTATTAGTTTGTTTAAAATCAATGATCGCAGGTCTCCCTTTATACAATCCTATCATGTCACTTGTGCCTGCATATTTACCAGGCATGTATAAATGAACCTCTGATCCCCATATCTCGTCTATATCTTTCATACCTTCATCTATAATTTTTTGTGCCATTTTTTCTGCTTGCAATCCTATTTCAGAAATATCTTTATACCCTTTGCCTTTGACATATCTTTCTATATACAAATGTAAAGCAGTTCCTATTTGACTTGCCTCATTCATTATTTTATCAGCAGCTTGTTCTCCTACTTTTTGTCGCCATTGACGAATGCCACTTTTGTCTTTTGTTTTAGAAAGTATTGTGGTTACGGAAGGTAAACTTTCTCCTTCTGGTGTCAGGTAAGTTCTTGTTTTACCGTTTTGTTGTTGTAATTTTTTATATAAAAATTTTTCTACTATTTGCATTTTAAGATGCTAAACTTGCCATTGCATCAGACATGCGTTTTGCGCGATTAGGAGTCTGTTTTGCCCAACGCGAATCGAGCATCTCGGCCGCTGCAGTTTTATAATCTGGCATTTTATGATCTTTCAATGCTGACCACATGTTACGAAACTTGCTAACACCTGTTTTTCCAAGCTGAAAAACCATCTCCACTAATATTTCTTTACAGTGATCATGAACCGTATATTCACCTAGTAATTCTTCTGCTCCTGATATGGCGTTTTCTAAATCTTTTTCCAATATCTCCATCAAGAATGATTCTTCGTATTCTTTATCATCCTCCCAAAAATCTTCAACGCAGAGGTGTCCGACCCCCACAGTTCTTTTTCCCAATGTGTCGAGGTAAACCTTGTTGCGGTAACCTTCATTATGACGTACAGACGCCAAAAGTCTTTCCATATTCATATTTAATTTCCTTTCGCTGACATATTGTTTAATGGATTATTTAAAGCTTTATCTATTTTAAGATCTAAATTTTCTTCTAACAATTTCATTTCTCCTAATAGTTCTCTAGCATCCTCTTTCTGTCTATCTTCTACATCATTAACTATTTCTGTTATGTGACGTATGTCACCTTCCATTTGACGTAGATCAGTTTTTAAATCGTCTTTCAACTCTTTTGCAGTTGATGCTACTAAATTTATCTCATCTAAAATTAAATTCAACTCATTTCGTAATGACACGACATCCTGGTCTATTAGGTCTATTCTCTTATCAAAACCAGAAAGATCCGGTTCGGTATACTCTAAAATTTTTTCCTTCATTGAAAGATAATCAGAGTAAAAATTAAAAACTGCCCACGCACCTGACCCTAGGGCACCTAATAATGTTATTATGGCAAAGACTTTTCCGCCGCTTACCTTCATTCCTGCATACTCAATACTGGGCATTTATCATATCCTCCATAGTTTGACCTTGAGCCATGTCAAATAGAATACCATACTGATCTTCTATTGTCTTGTTCAAATACTCATTAACATTTGTATCTACAATTGTAGACTGTGAATCAAAGAATGTTTTAGTATTACCAAGTATCTGCATGACAATCAATGTTTTCATTTGATTTGATTCATCATATCTTTCTTTATCATTAATCTTTTTAACTATTTTTGTGGCAGCTTTTTCTTTTGCAGATGGTTCTTTTACAGGTTTTTCGGGTTCTTCAGCTTCTTCCTGTTGTACTTCTTTTTGCTCTGAACTATCCTCTGGCTCCATAGAGGGCTCCTCAGTAACTTCGCCATCGGGTTCGGTTGTTTCTTCTGTTGGTTGTTCATCTGTTGTTTCTTCTAATTGTGCTACTTCTATTGGTTCTTCCATTTCCATCTCTAACTCCAGTTCCATTTCAGCTTCAATTTCAATGTTAGCAATTTCTGGTTCCGGTAAGTCTAGTTCAAAATCAATTTCAAACTCTTGTATTTCCAATTCCACACTTTCATATGATACCTCTTCTGTTTGTGTTTCTATAGGAGTAAATTCAATATCACCCACATCATCTACTATAACATCATTAAATTCAAATACTTCTTCAACAAATTCTAACTCTGTAGGATCAAATAAATTTAAATAATATATTTCTTCTAAAGTTGTTATCTGTTGTGTAACAATAGTATTTATAACATTATAGAAAACATTAACAGTCACATCATCAAATAGGGGACCTATTGCAAGATTGATATCTCGTCCACCTACCTCAACAGTTATTCTATTTAAAACACCAGTGAAATCGAAAGACCCAGTGTATGATTGGTAACCTGATGCAATACCAGATTCAGACAAGATGTCAGTGCCTTGAAAGACTGTGTTAGATCCATTACGTCCTGTAATGTGCATGTATATTCTATCTTGAGCATCTCGTTTTTCGACTTCAATTGAGTATCTAACCTCACCGCCTTTGTCTATCTGTAAATCAGATATATTAATATTATTAATTATAAAAGTTGTACCCATACCTGACACACCCATCGTTGATGTGCTATTACCTGATCCTGTAATCTGTGCGCATTTATCAGCACCTAGTTCTCCACACGTGTTGCCACTAGGCATAGTAGCAGGACCTTGCCCACCCCAATCAATATTCATATTACCATCGTCAGCAGAGGTCACATAACCATTACCACTATCTAATATATTACCTGAGTCCTCGTTAGTAACAGTTGTAGTGGTAGTCGTAGTTGTTGTTGTGGTGGTTGTAATTATCTCTGTGCCTTTGTCCTCTTCAGTTACAACAACGTTTTCTTCTTCTGTGATAGTTACACCTGGAGTGCAAAGACCTGTAAAGTTTTTACCTGTTGCGTCAGGTAAACAGTCAGCCCTAGAATAAAAGGAGACCAGTAGTAATAAGGAAAAAAGTTTTAAATACAGCAAGATTTTGAGCATCATCAAACTCCTTTGGTTCTGGTTTATTTGCAGTAATATATTCTGTTTTATATTTACTGCCGTCAGGAATTTCATCTGGATTATCAGTCCAGTAATTAGCTGCCTCAGCACCTATGAAACCTTTAGCCGGGCACGGGGTCCCCGCATCTGTCATCGCGTCCCACACACGGGCATCCTGACACAAGATACTCACCGCTGCAACTTTCATGCCATAGGCATACATGGATCTAGATAATTTTAATTTTTGACACAGCTCATCATCAATTACTATACCACTTGCAAGTCCTACAATATTATTTTGTACACTAGCACCAACACCAACCTTACATATATCGCTGTTAGAATTTATTATAGAAGGTGCGTTGGCCGTAGGCGGCGTTGAATTGGTTACAACCGTACTTGACACTGTATTAGTTTCAGCAAATACACTAGTAGTAAAACATAAAAATAAAAAAGTAATTAAATAAATATATTTTGCTTTTACATGTTTTTCACAAAACACAACAAACTTATAAAATAATATTTCCAAACTGTACATTACCATCCTAGAGGGTTTGTTCTGTCGTCATAGGTTTTGATCATGTACTCTTCCATCCACATTATTTTTTCTTTGATAATAGCAATGTCTTGTTGCATTTGAGCAACTGCATCTGCTTTTTTCTCCACAGCATTAAGTCTTTCACTCCACATACCCCATGTCACACTTAAAGAAGCCACTATACCTAACAACCAAATAAAATCTTTTTTTGTAAAACTATTCATTTCTTATCGAGGCTCCTGATTGTTCATAAGGTTTATTTTCAAAAAGTTGATTGTACCCTTCTAAAAATTTATTTGATGGACCAAATAAAAATTGTAAAGATCCCAGGCCTCTATTTTTCATTTGAGGCAAAGGATTTTGACCTGCTAAGAATGGCATTAAATCTTGTCTCTCTCCGCTTTGTTTGTTAGCTGTTAAAAAATCTAAATATCCTGAACCAAGATCATAAAAAGGACTAGCCATTTGCATACCTAAAGCAGCTATTCCTGCAACTGGTTTTTGTAAAGGTCCAGGTAAATTTTCAGTCATGCCTTTTAACATATCATAAGCTGCATACTGATGATACATATCAGAACTAGGAGAGTATGGTCTTATGTAATTTTTAAATCTATATCCATGACCTGCTATACCTGATGCTGACGGATCTTGAGATCTATCCTCTGCTCTATCCATATACATCTGATATATATTTGCCATGATTAACTAACCAAAGAAATTATTCCGCCGTCCTTAGCTCTTACAGGAGATCCGCTATATTGATTAGCTAGTGCTTGATCAACATCACCTGTATATAAAGATCCGGCTGCTTGTGGATTCATAATAGGATTACCCATTATAGAGGTGCCCACAGATGATTGTAGATCTGTTGCTTCAGGGGCAAATATTTGTTGTTGATTATTAGGAGAAAAATTTTCAATCATATCTGGTATAGGACCCTCGGTTGCAAAAGGTAATTCTTTAACTTGATCAATTATCTGACCCCCTCCTTCAATAATCCTCTGACCCACTCCTTTACTTTGTTCAAAAGCATCACCAACTTGATCTCTATATCTTTGAGATCTTTCTACTTCAGCTAAATCTCTATCAAACTCAGAGAATTCTTCTGGCATTAATCTTACCAATCTTATAAAATTAGATATTCTTAGTTGTGTTGGTAATGTTTCATTTAATGCATTTGTATAAGCTTTTAAGGCAACTGGGTTTGTCATTACACCACCCATATATCTTACACCAAATGCTAGTAAAGAAGGCACCACCCATCCTGTAAAACCAGCAAAGGCACCACCAGCTGCAACAGCTGATGCTTTACTTCCTATTCCCAATGACTGAGAAGGTAATATAGATCTTACAGATGATCTAATACCACCCATGACAGCTCTTCTTGCCATGAATGTACTAATGTCAGGAATACCATTTTTTGTTGCATTACCCATTATGGTTGCAAAATTTTCAAAATCTTTTTTGGTAGGTAATTGAGTTAATTTTCCTTTTGGCACTTGTTCTGGTAATTGATAACCAGCGTCTCTTAAAGCAACATTAAATTTTTCTTCATCAAATGTTTTTGTTAATCCTGTTTCTGGATCGAAAACTTGTAGTTTTGTAACTTTAGCTCCTGGTAACGCTGCATCAAATAAACCAGATAAAGGATTACCTTTACCTATACCCATTTCTCTTGCAAATCCCTCTGCATCAAATAATTGAGCACCATCTTTATCTACAATATACGTTTTCATTGAGTACTCCTTACGCTGCTAGTTCATCAGAGATACGCCAAGCGTTTCTCCATTCGCGT